CTTACCACGGCAACTGCACCGATGTTCCATTTGACGACCGGATGCTGAGAGAGCGATTCTACAGCATTCTTTGTTGATTTACCTGATTGACTATGCGAACTGATCGTTAGATCAATTAGAGAAATGTTACCGTCAACGTTCAATCCTCTGTAATTATCAGCAAATTGCCAAATTGCTACACCGTCCATAGATGGAAAGTAGTTGAAGTCAGCGTAATCTTGACGACCACTTACTTTGTAACTTGCTACCCAGAGACAAGTGCCAAATGTTTTGATAATTCTTGAAGTATTCAAGCGTGATCTCATGACTGCTGCACCTGCATAAACAAGTGGCTTATAACCTGCATCTTTGATGACCTGCATTGCAGCCATAACAGCATCAGTATTAGCACTGGCTCCATTCTTGTAAACATCATTACCAGAGCCTTGTTCAAAATCATCTGCTAAATATGATCCGATTGGGACTCCAAACGCCTTAGCTTTCGCTACTGCAAATCTAGCTTCTTCTCTTGCTCTTGTAACTGATCCACAGTGGTGAGCATAGAAATAGCCACTGGTCAAAAGACCGTGTGACTTAGCGCTCTTGATCTGAGCAGAAGCAGATGGGTTGATGTAGTCAGCTCCCTCGGTCACTTTTACCAGTGCAAATTCTGCACCAGGATAGTTAACGCTTTTTGACTGGTAAACCGACACATCCACACCATATTTTTGCTTTGATACGGTTGAGCTTGACATCACTTTCACCCTCTTCCTTATGCTTAAATGAGTTGAATATCAGCTCGTTATAAGTTTTAGGCTTGTGACGATCCATTTTGGTCATCTCCAGTATCCAGAAAACCGATAGGCTGTGCTGGTTGTTCATCATCAGCAGGTGCAGTTGAAACATTAGCTTCTCTTTGATCATAAGCATGTTGAACAGCACCACGAGCTACGGGTTCAGTAACCTTTTTGCCTTCTGCATTGGCTTGATCAATCAATGCTTTAACAGCACGGATTTTCTTTTCAGCGCCAGATACATCTAAAGTAGCAGCTTCACTTACAACAAACTTAGCAATTTCATCAATCGTCATAACTTGTTGAGGCACTGGCTTTCTAAGTTCAGTGGCTTTTTTAATGTAGAAACTCAAAGCAGTATCAATACCAGTTGCAAGTGCCACGATGATTAGGCAACCGATAGCAACATAATTAGAAATTTGATCCAATGACATCACTATTCACCAGCTTTCTTGGTATCAAGCAAGGTACCAGGAACCGGAACCTTGATTTCTTCACCTTCATGATTATCTGGTGCTGGTGTAGTGTCCTTGACCATACCGTTGTCGGTTACGCCGGATAAATAGCGAGTCCACTTGGTAACTTCCTTGACAACGTCTTGTGGCACATCGTCCAATGTTAAGACTCCATCTTGTACTAATGTTACATAGTCCAAAATTCTAGTGTTTGGTTTCATAGTTATTTAACTCCTCTCGTAATTGTTTGTTTTCTCTTCTTAATTCCTTATTTTCAGCAAGCACAGCTTTATAGTCGTCTGCTAAAAAGCTGTGTTCGTCCTGTCTCGTTGATCTCTTATCACTTAGATAACTCGTAAGCAGTCCCAGTAAAAAAGGGGCTAGTACACTAAGTATGTCTTTAAGACTCTGCAAGTGTATCAGCTCCTTTCTTATCGTCGCGGTTGGTACTCAAATGCTAATTGCATCAGGTTAACGATTGAGTAAATCTCAAAAATGATTGCCGGATGAAATCTAAAGTATCCAACGCCCACAACGTGAAACATCTCAGCGACCAGTAGCACCGTTAAAAATGCTACTGACACACCTAAACCGAGTTTTACCAGTCGATCTTCGTGTAGGTTAAATACACCAACTACAATAAGAATCAAGCCAGCGATCAAGCCGACGGCATCAAAATAGATGTTGTTCCATGCCGGTGCCAATGATGGTGGGTAGAAGAAGTATGTCCTATCCATCATGAAGCAAACCGCTAAGCCAGCGATCAGTAGACCGGTCTTAATGAAATTCCAGCGGTTAATGCTGTTGAATTTATGCAGTTGGTTGAGTTTGGTTCGTGATTTGTGCAACATAGTCTTCGCCTACAATCTTCTTGTAGTCTGCTGGTTGTAATTGACCGGTCTTCACTAAACCTTGGAAGTAAGCCTTGTCAAAAAGACCCATTTGAAAATCTAATTCCCACATTTGAACAAACATTTCATAAATTGACATACTAGTTACCTCCGTTTTCTTGCTTATCAGTTGATGGTTGAGCTGGTGTAGTTGATACGGCTTGCTTTTGACTTGCCATTTGAAGCATTAAAGCTTGCATTGATTGAAGAACCTTGTTTTGATTTGCTTGACCATCCGTCAATGCTTTGATGCTCTTAGTTAAAGCAAGACTTTGAGCAGTACCGGCTTGTTGACCTGCTTGAAGTGTCTTAACGGTTTGATCAAGTTGTTCCTTTGATTTATCAAGTTCGACAATCTTAGCTTGTGCTTCTGCCAAAATTTGAGCTTGACCGTCCTTGTTGTTTTCTACCCAGCCATTAGTGTTGATGTCCCAAACTGGATCCTTCAAAGATTCGTCCGGCTTTTCAGTGTGGACGTGCCATGGGAGTTCATCAAATTCAACATCTGTGTAGATTTCGTGAAATCTCAACTTTTGATCTGTTGCATCTGGATCAGAGAAGTAGTAAACATACAATCTCTTTTCATTTTCTTGTGTAGCCGTTTCATTTGCACCGGCTACTGGTGCAGTTTGTGTTGTTTCGTCAGCCATGATAGGCTCCTTTCTATTAAAAAGGCCCACGGGTACGCCCTGTGAGCAAGGTTATTTTTTTGCATAAAAAAAGCACTCTTGCGAGTGTTGTCCTTAATTTTTATGATAATTTACCGCCGTTTGAGAGAAATTCACTTAATTTGAAAAATGGTCTTGGATGTGAATCGAGGAATTGCTTATTATCAACGCTTAACCAGATTTCATTGTTTTTATCAATGACTTGATTGGTTACAGTGTCTCCGACATTAACTTGACCGCCTTGATACCAGTATTCCATATCGTTTTCTGTTTCGTAGCAAGTAACGTATGTCCCTACTGTTGCTTTCCTGCCGATATAGCTTTTAACAAATTTTTGGCTACCAGCAGTGATATTGTCAGCATTGTCATCTATTGGATAAAACTTGGATCTGTTGAATAGTAAGTGATCTAACATGCGATCACCACCATTCTGTAAAGGCTTCTAAACCATTGATATAAGTGATTTAGGAGGCGCTTACCCCCCCCAGATTGGAGTACAGTCGCTTTCAGGAACTGACAAAATATAATCGTTGTTTGAATCCGAATAGCTAACTATATATCTCTTTTTGCCATTTTCATTGTAGGTGTTTTTGTATGCACCGATTACGTCTAAAACTTGGCCACTATCAAGGGCATATGGTAGACTGCCACCATTTACTGTCCAAGCAGTAGCACAATCTTTAGTTAATTTGATCTTTGTAGGTAGCGCATAAAAACTTCGACCATTAGCGGTCACATTGTCAGCATTGTCAGCAACGTTGAACCATTTGAGTTTGTTAAAAACCAAGTAATCTATAGTCATGTGTTCGCCCCCCTTTCTATTGATTTACTATTGCCATTCTTTTTCCTTGCCGTTGTGCTTCCCAGTTTGCCGCTGCTGTAGCGTCTGTAAACGTTTGGACCTCGAACTGGTTGTCTTTTAACTGTTGCACTTGGTTGCGTAGGTCGTTAACGTCTGACTTCCAAGCGATGTCTTCACTCCAGACTGGACCGGTACCGTTACCGCCTGTAATTCTAGCTTGGTGGTCACTATAAGCTACTGATAAAACTCCTTTAGTATCCCCACCGCCAAAGCCAATTCCTGCGGCAAAATTATTTAGTAATGCACCGGAACCACCGGCATCAATCCGAATAGACGTAAGTACGTTGTTAGGATTATCAACGCCAAAAATGTCTTTCCAGTTGTTTGAATTCTGAATCTGCCGGAACAATGGTGCAATGGTGTTCACACGGTCCACTTGGTCTTGTGGTCTGCCGTTAACATGTCCCCAATCAACAGTACCGGTATAATGCCCATCACTTGTGATTGCAGACGTTTCTGAACCATTTTTTCTGAAAGAAACATGGTTAGAGCCGTCGTCTCCCAGATCAATAGCTAGGTCTAAATTATCATTGCCGTCTTGGTCTCCGTAGATTTTTGCCCAATCAGTGCCTCCAGACCAGTTCAGTCCGCCAAGGTTACCGGTCCTGTCGTCAATATTGCCACCATTCCAATTAATCGTGGAGCGTAGCGCCATATTGCCACCGCCTAAAGACAAGCGACCATTAGCGTTGGTGTTAGCCTGTGTAGCCGTGTTTTGAGCGTTGGTTGCTTGACTAGCAGAAGCAAGCTGAGTCCAATCGTGCCATGTCCCTTCGTCAAGTGTTCGATACCACGGAGTGCTGTTGTCATCTGGGAAATATAGTTGACTTGTTCTGTGACCATCGCCATTTGAGACAAATAAATTTCCCCATGATCCAGTAGGCGTATTCGCACCTGGATTTGATACATAGTAGGTACCAGTATCAGTAAGATTATTAAAATCTTGTGCGTCAACTGTTCTGCGACCTTTTAACTGGTTAATTTGGTCAGCAAACTGACCAAGTACGTTTTGGTCAACTAGCCATCTATTTGTGTAGCTATTTGTTTCCTTTGTTGGATTCTTGTTTGCAATATCGTAAGCAGTAATGATTGTGCCTGAAGTCTTGCTGTTGATTTGGCTTTGCAAGTTAGTGATATCTACACTAGTGGCATGTTTTACCCAGCCACTCCAGTTAGGGGCGTTAAGTACATTTTGCCAATAACAGTTATCCTGCGAAATAACTGTTACGCTTCCCCAGCCTTTTTTAGTGTGAGTAATAACATAGAACCAGTTTTTATTAGACATATCCGGTAAATTTTTTACATTTTGGACGTTATCGTAACATCTAATTTTTTCATCTCTGAAAGATAGAATGTCATCACCAGAGTTGCCGTCAATTACTTGCATTGCAGAATTTTGTAATGCTGACAAGTCACTAGCATTAGCTTTAGTATTGGCAGTTGTTCGTGCTTGGTTTGCCAAGTCTATTGCATTGCTGACATCTTTTTTAGTGCTTAACTGATACCATGGTAGCCAGTTGCTTCCATTAAGTAAGCGACACCATTGTGGAGAGCCATCATCGGGATAGTACACTTGACTAGTTCTATTTCCATTACCATTTGAAACAACCAACACGCCCCACTAGATCGGAAGAGCGTC